ATGCCGGAACGAAGTTATCGATTACAATTGAAAATAAATGACGGTATTACAATACAATATATTAACAATGACACGTATTTTAAAGTAATTAGATAATGGCAATTAATCCAACAAATCATACAGTTTATCAATTAAATGGTATCACCGCATTTTCAAATGACCCCGCTGTTAATACACGCAGTGTTGATTCTGGTCACCTTGTTATAGATGCATCTGCCTCTGCAAACATGTTAACTATAGAAGGTGTTACGTATGCATATAATAAACAGTCAGTAAACAATGTTTTAGATACGCAGTTTAATTATTTCAAATTTCCAGTTCAAGTTGTTTATTCACCTATAGACATCAATATTGATATTGAAGTTCCGGAACCGGAAGAATCAGAAAAACCAGATCCAATATTTGCAAGATATAAACCTAGCGAATCAATTGATCTATCTACAGAAAACTGGAATCCAATTGAATTGTCTGATATTGAGGATGGCAACGCACAAAAAAAACCTAATCGATACTATATTAATAAAGCAATTAAAGATGAAAATAAACCGTTACGATTTCGATTCAATTGGGATATTACGGTTGAGAAGCTACCTAGTAACGATACGGTAATAGCACAAATTGGTCTGTTGCAAGAATCTCCTAACAGGACTCTTTGGCATAAAGGATATTTCCCGGGATGGACTACGGGATACGAATGGCCGGATAAACCGCCCGACACCGTTCCTGGTATTAAAAATTGGGGCCATGTTATAGACGCAACGTTAACAACTGGCTTAAACACAGGTTCATTGGATATTACCGTGCCATCATGGGCTTATGATATAGGAGATAAATTTAGTGTTGTAATTGTATATTATAAAGAGAAATGGGATACAAAATGGCATTGGTTTGGTCAATACGGTGGAAACTTGGCCACATATTATAATAATATAGATACCAATTGGTTTAGAAAAGTAGAAAATGGCAGATTGGTTACTAGAAAGCAATCGGACCTGCCTTTAAGTGCTAATCCGGCGTATATTAGTGCACTTGCAGACATGCAAACTATAGCTATTCCGGACTATTGGGTGCCAGTACTTAATACTTACGTAGAGCCAACAAAACGCGGATTCCTTAAAATAATGAATAAATACATGCGGCCCGGAAATGACCCATTGACTCAAGATTGGAACTTTGATTCCGCTGTCGACGATCGCAACATATATTATGAGTTGAGCAACGTAGGATTTTCCACAGTTGGAAGCAGCATGCTAGCCCATGCGCTGAATGTAATTAAAAGACGTTTCGCGCCAAGACTTGGCGGATGGATGGCTCCATTTACAGACAAAATACTTGGAGGACCTAATGTTGGATCGAGTTATTATAGTGACTGGACTACAGAGATGATAGATTGGTACTTAAGATTACTTGCCGAAGATTCTTTAGAAGAAGGCCATATAGGTACTACGTTGGGCAAGCAGGAATATGACAAAGCAAAAGCAGCTTTTGACGCTGTAGACCCAAAAATAATAATCAATGAACAAAAAACATGGCTTTCGGTAACAAATGCAGAAAAACAGGTTGATGTTTGGAACCGCAAATTAACACCCTAACGCCGATCATATAATAAAGAAAATGAAAATTGTATCATGATATCACAGTATAAAAATAGTTCTAAATTATTATCTGCCAATAATGCCGTTGCTGCTGAACGATTTTCATTTAATGAACAACAATTATTTTCATATGTAAACGAACAATATACAGAGGTACCGCAGATAGCTTCAGCTGCGGCTTATTTAGAATTACATGTTTATTCGGCCGATAAATGGATTACTGGCGAACATCGTATTCAACAAATAGATAAAGCGCCGTCGATTACTGATCCAGTTACAAACCAACAAATTACATTATCTGTACCAATTAGTATTGATCTTAAAACTGAGTTAGATAAACTAAAAATTGTAACAGGAAATTATAAATTTGCTATAAATTTCTTTCTCAATTTAATAGGCGATTATGTTCTTCAACATTTGCGAATTGAAGAAATATCCCCGGATCGAACTGAAGTTAAACTTCGTGCAATTGACGAAAAAAATCCGGCATTTTTACTCGCAATACAAGAATTTATTGAGACAGTAAAACAAACATCCACAACATATAATCCAGACGATCGGTACCGTACATATCTATTAAATTTTAGTCAAAATCAAACGGCTCAATTTGTTAATAGTGTTGTAGTTGGCAATCATTTATATGTTAAATTAAAAGATAGATTGCCTGATGAAATTGACATAAACTTTAAATGTTGGGTTGTTGAAGAATTAAAAAGTCCATATATAGACAATGTTAGTATAATATCACATACTATTCCAAAAACATTTAAATCAATATCTGGACCGAATTGGCAAGCAAATTATTCATATAATACTTCAACTGAAAGTGGCTTAAAATCATGGACCGATTTATTAGGAGCATCCACATCTACGTCACAACAAATTATAGACACATATTTTTCAGGATCATTATCTACATCAGATTTAAATTTAGATTATTCTAATTTTAATAATTTTATATTTTATAGCTCAGCAACAGAACGTGTTGAAAATTTTATATACAAACTAAATTTATTAGAATATTATACATCAAAAAGTTTAGACATTGCAAACATATCCGGAAGTGTGGCATCAACCAATTCTTCAGAATTTTCAAAATTAGCAACCAATTTAATTGGAGGATTTGATGGATTTGAACAATATTTATATTATAATTCATCATCATATACAACTACTACACATTATGTACCAAAAGAATCATATCATGTATCACAATTAACAGGTAGCTTTGTTTTACCTGCTCCTAAATTAAATTCAACAAGGCCGCATACCCTAGCTAGCACTACTAGCCCTACATTTAAAGTTTGGCATGATGATCTTCGAGAAAAGTCAATATTATATGACCAATTAAATAGAAATGCATTAATATATGCAATACCAGAATATATTCGATTAGATGAAAATAATGTGCAATTGGAAACATTTGTTAACATGCTAGGACATCATTATGATATATTATATTCATATATTAATCATATATCAAAAATTAATTCTCGCGAAGAAAATCCTAAATTAGGAATGCCAAATGAATTGTTATATTCAGTAGCAAAACAATTTGGATGGTCTTTAACAGACGGGCAACAAGGTCAAGATTTATGGAAATATGTATTAGGTACAGATGATACCGGAACACCATATACAGGGTCTAACTCGGTTGGTGACCCGGCTGTATCTGGTAAGCATATTACATATGCCATATGGCGTCGCATTGTAAATAATTTACCTGTTCTTTTAAAATCAAAAGGAACAAAACGAAGTATACAAGCATTATTATCTTGTTATGGAATTCCAAAATCATTGATTAGTATCAATGAATACGGCGGTCCGCAAATTGATCGAACACCAATATATGAATCATTTACTTCAAATTATGCATTAGATTTAATAGCTAATACTGCTGGTACTGTTACAACAAATTACAGTCAATCAATTAATACGGTACAATTAAGATTTCGTACGGCTGATGTAACAAAAACTCCTACGTTGCCTAGTACCATGAATTTATTTACAATTGGCAGCAACACAGTAACGTTAAATTATGTTTCTGGAACTGTTGGTCAATTGAAAATAAACAATACCGGTTCTGCAAATATTGAATTATTTGATGGCGGATGGACATCTGTTATACTAAAAACAAATGGCAACAAGTTAGACCTAGTTGCTAGTAGAGCAAAATATGGCAAAATTATAACAGTAGTATCTGCGTCGGCTACTGCTTCTTTTGCCGGACAGGGTTCTTTAACTTTAGGCGGAACAACGGATGGTTCTAGATTACAAGGACAATTGCAAGAATTGCGATTATGGTCATCTTCGTTAGATAATTCATATTTTGCAAATCATGTAAAAGCGCCAGGAGCATATAATAGTGCAGATCCATACAATGATTTAATTTATAGATTACCATTAACATCACAAATAAATCATCAAACATAT